ATAAGTAGCAAATTTATCAGCCAATTCACCTAAAACTTGTGAACTAGATTTTAAAGTGCCATCATTATTTTTTACAGAGATTCCAAGTGCTGTAAAAGCATTGTAGGCTTCGCCAGTCTGCTTAGAAGCATCAGACATCCCTCTGCTTAATTTAACTAAGCCACCTTGTAACTGCTCTGTATTTACATCTGATAATTTAGCTGCATATTGAAGTTTAGATAGCTCATCTACTGCTACGCCAGTTCTTTCTGACATATCATTTAAAGCATCCATAGCGTTTATCTGGGCTTTTATAAAGCCAGCGAATACAGCTGCTGATGCTGCTATGTTAAGAGCTTGGAATGAAGTTTTAAGAGTGCCAAGGCTTTTATTGATCGAATTAAAGGCTGCCTTAGTTTCATCTATGGCAGATATAGCAATTTTTATATTTTGATCAGCCATTTAACGCCCTTTTTTCTTAGCTCTTTCATCGCATACTTCAAAATAAGCTAACCACTCATTCATTTCGGAAACCGAGATCTGCTCGATTTCTTCAATAGTTTTCCCTAGTCTGTCTGCTAGGGCAATAACATTCATGCGAAAGTTATCACCCCTTAGTCGTTTCCCTGTTCACCTATGGGAATGACTGTAGCAAACATTTCACCAGCGATGCGACTGATAAGAGTAACTGGCTCACGCATTAAAAAAGGTCTATCTTCTAATGTGAAAACCTTCTCGCCATTCTTATCTTCAGCCTTCTGAATAATGAGATCAACCATCGCACCTACTGACATATTTGTCAGAAAATCCTTATGTTTTCTCTGGATCTTATCTACATCGTGACAAGTTAATGCACTAATGTATAGCTGAAGCGGCTCATCTTCACCCCATTCAGCTACTTCAAAAATCCTTCTTTCAGCTGATCGCTTCGCAGCGATTCTTTCACCGATACCCATGATTAGGTGGTCGCTTCAGTTAGAGCACCTGTGCCTTGGAAAGTGATAGTAGCTTCCACAAGACCATCATAAGAACCAGTAATAGATTTACCTGTAACGATTGCAGAACCGCTATAACGCATCGCACCAGTAGCAGCACCCTCTGGGAATACTGTAATAGTGATAGATGCACCAGCATCAGCAGCCATCTGACCGCTTGTATCTGTTTCATCCCACAAACAATCTAATGAACCTGACCAGCTTGTTAGAGAAGGCAAGAATGTGCGAGCTGTATCGCCCATAGTTGTATCATCTAATGTATCAGCTGTAGATTCGATAGAATAACTACGAACTTCAGCCACAGTATTAGATGTATTGAACTTTACTACGCCTTCAGAACCTTTATGAGTTGCCATTTTTGATACTCCTTACAAAAAATTTTGCTTGTTAAATAATAAACCTAAACCGCAATTTCTACATCATTTTCCATCGTTCTATATTCGACCACGATAGTAATGGTGCATACCGCTACTGGTTTTTCGCCTTCAGCCTGATAATTAACTTCTACGCTAGTTATCAAAGTGTCTTTAGCTAAACCGCCACGAGTTCTAGTGGTGGCTAGTGCTTCTTCTACTTCTAGGCTGATCTGATCAATAGTGTTATCTAGATTGCTTGTGCCTGTGGCATAGCCCTCTACGATCACTTCTAGAGTTCTATATTGACCTCTAGGATAGTTAATAGTCTGATATTCAAGTTCTTCTGATTTTGTATAAATACATAGTCCAGATAACTTACCAGCAGCTAAAGGGTAAACCCTAGATCTGTAAACATTATTGCCAGTAGTAGCTAGACCAGTAAGAGTGGTAACGATGTTATCTCTGATCTGTTTTCTTACATGGCTCATTATTGTTTTTCCAGAATAAGGGTAGTCATACCTGTGCCATCTGGCTGCACGACCTTAATTTTATAAGTAACGCCACCAGTTACGATGGTGTCATCTTCTACAGCTGTAGATACATCTTCAGTTCTTACAAGTAATTTAGGCTGCACACTCGCGAAATTTACTTGAGATCCTAGATCTACTTCTACATATTCGTTATCGAAAATGCCATAGATCGTAGTGGTGGTGCTAGAGTGCGTAAAAGTAGCACTCTGCCCAAAATCATTCGCAGATAAGAATATAGCTCTATCAGCTGCTGATTCGACTGCCATTACTCAGCTACCTTTTTCTTATAAGTGCGTTTTTGTAGAACTGGCTCATCGCTTGATTCCAAAGCTACAGCACGATTTTCTACTACTACTTCTTCTGCGTATGGCACAGCTTTACCCATGCCAAGTAATTTATGGGCTTCTACAGCTGATAGCTCTAGAACTTGACCAGCATCATAGTGCTCTTTTTCATGCAAAATGCCACGAGTTAGCTTTACTTTCATTTCCATAACTCCCTTAGTTTTCCTGACATAAACTTAATTCTATTAGGTCTTTTTAGATTATCCCTAATTTCGATCCATCTTTTATTATTGCCATTACAATGATGATGTGTAGGCTCGCTTTTTTGAGCTTGCCACCAGTATTCTCTGCCATCTTCTCTGGCTTCATACTGATCTATTCCACAAACATACACAGCATCAAAGTTCATATAATCAGCTATCCAGATCCCTAAAGCACCAGAAAAACCGAATGGTGGTGCTATACCGCTATGGATATAGTCATCTCTTGATTCCCATTCCTGATGGTGCGAGATCTTCTTCGCTGGATGATCCATCACATAATCTGCCATCTTTTCATCTAGAAATACAATGAAATCTAGATCTAAGATCAGCGTATGCTGATTGATACCCATCAGCACATTTACATCTGGCATCGCCCTTAAATCAGAAGGGAGATTAACGCCACCACCGAGAATCCCAATGGTTTTGCCAATCCCCCAATCTTTATATTGCTCTAGTCTAATCACAGAAAAAAGAAGGGATTTTTACATCCCTTCAAATCACTTCACGATTAGGTAGTCAATACATCTTTGATCGCTGCGAAAGATTCAGCGTGACGAACTGCCACATCTACATCTTGATACATAGCGATACGAGTAGCACCAGTAGCAGAACCTGTGTATGGATCTACCAAGATGTCCAAGCCACCGAACATACCGATCATCAATTCGCTGAAGTTACCGAAGATCACAGCAGAGCATACGCCTGATGCTGAACCTTTTGTAAGATCAGATGGAACTAATGTAGTAGATTCTACATTGTAGCCTAACAAAGTATTGCTATCGTTAAGGATGAAGTTACCTTCTACGCCAGAAGTCTGACGAGAGATAGAACGCATCTTAGCGATTACTTTAGGGTTAGTTAAGAAAGCCAAGTTACCAGCTAAAGCGTTATCGATAGCTACTTCTCTTTCCAAAGCTACAAGGTTAGCGTAAGTGATCTGTGCACCATTCGTGCCACCAGCTACAGAGCCGATGCCTGATGTGCCCAAGATACCTGTAGGCTCAGAAGCACCACCGCCTTCGATTGCTACTTCATCGATCTTAGCAGCGAACTGACGCATCATGTCATCACGAATAACAGCTTCTACTGAAGGATCTGATTGATACATCAATGTGCGACCAATATCAACATATTGCACAAGGCTCTTAGGTGACATAGTAACCTGACGGAAAGATGGTGCACCTTCAGAAGCTGGTGCAGCGTTTTCAGCCACGAAACCTACAGAAGTCTTAGCGTTCAATGCTGGAATTGCCACATTACCCTTAAGACCTGACATCATGCGAGCACCCAAGCCAGAGATAACTAACTTAGCACGAAGTGCATCGATAAAGTCACCGCCTAGCAAGTCAGTAGCTACCAAGTTGCTACCAGCTGCACCAGATGGTAATGTCTTAGTAATATCACGCTTGAAAATGTCAGTAGGAACATAGAAACCACGAGCTTCTTTACCATACTTACGAGCCAATTCTTGGCTTACTTCAGCTTCGAAGCCTTGCAAACGACCAGTAGCTGCACCACGAATAGCGTTCATCAAAGAATACTGACGAACTTCTTTAGTGTTCATACCGATGTCTGTAGTTTCGATTGGCTTGTCAGATAGCTTCTCTAACAATGCACCACGGAACTGCTCGATGCTCATGCCTTCAGCGATAGCTTTATTAGCTAAATCACGCTGATTATGACGAGCTGCCAATGCCAAGATTTCAGATGCGTTACGCTGGAAACTTTTTGCAGCTTCTTCACGAGCAGCATCTTTTACCGCTTCTAGATTTTGATCCATTTTGTTTTCCTTTACAGAAATTGATTGATTTAAAGATAAGTTTTGTGAAGAAGTTGCAGAACGCCCTACTCCGACTGTCACATCGGCTGGTATAGACACTACAGAAACTTCCATCGGCATCCAGCTTTTCACTCTATATGAATTGCTATCTGCTTTTTCCATGCGACCTACACGATATCCAATGGAAACATTTCCACGAATACCATCGGTTACATCACCATATACCTCGTTAGCAAGTTCGCCTTTTCCAAAGCGGACTACAGCTCTTAATCTTCGAGCTGATCCATCGAGATCTACGGATTCGATAACACCGATCTGCTTTTCTGGATCGTGATCCAGTAAGAGTGGTGCACGACCTGAGTTTAAGAAACTAAGATCGATTGATTCTTGTGAATGATCTAGGATCTCAGCACCGAAACTGCGTTCTACTGGAGTTTCAGAGCTAATAGCCATACGAACTCTGCGATCATCGATGGCTTCTGCCATCATGTCATCTGCACGAGTTGTTAGTTTTTGATCCTTACGAGCTTCTACATAACCTTCTTCGAGATCTTCTGCTACATCTTCAGCAGATCCCTCTGGTGGCTCTTGATGATCATCTTCCATTTTTTCTTTAGCGAAGGCAATAATGACAGAATCCTCTGTTTCCATTACTGACTGAATATGTCGTTTTTGTTCCATTCTCTCACTCGCTTCTTCAAATTCTATAGGGCTGAAATCATGCTCTGACAGCCATTTCTTAGCATCATCAACGCTATATTTATTTTTGTCAAATCTAATGGCTTGAATTTCTGATTCACCATTTTTAATGCCATAGATGAAATCGATCCCATCGCCACCAGCGTTATTTTCACGACTAAATGAATCATATTGGCTAGGATCTTTTAATCTAGCTGCGTGTTCATTAGGATAAGGTCTGGCTTCTACAGAATAGCTACGCAAATCATCGATTTTAGTAAGAGTTGAAAACTTGTGACCTACTAAAGTATCTGTATCTTCCCAGCCTTCATCGCCTTCACGATATAGTCTAATCAAGGCTGCTGGATCTTCAGCAGAGCCTTCTACTTTGAAATCGCTATTCGGAATATTTATAACGCCATCCCTAGCTATTTCCACGATACGACCTCTGGCACGACCACCAGAACTATTCCAAGATACAAAATCACCGACTTCTAAGGAATCTGGTGCAGCTCTACTTTCGCTATCTATTCTATCCATCGTTTTCCCCTTAGATTCAGCCCATGATTTACCTGTATCGCCACCCCATAACGCCCATGCTATACGACCAGCACTAGGATAGCCATTCTCACCCTGTCTAAAACCTTCAGCTTCTTTATCTACTTCATGCCTAGCGAAATAGCTGATCATTCTACGGATCGTATCAGCTGATAATTCTCGCTTATTGATAATATCTCTGGCTCTGGCTACACCTACTTCTGTGCCACCACGCCCAAATTCTTCACGCCAATCTAATCCCCTCTGGGCTTCTTCAGCCATAGAATCTGTAGGAATTGTATTGATCTCTACGCCTTTGTAAGTAGTCATATTAAGCCGCCAGTAAAATTAGCCATTCTTCATCTTGTAGATTCTGGATGCCAGATGCTGCGATCTGCCCAGATTCTGCCTTAACTTCTACACCAGTTACTGTAGCTTTCGCATCGATGCTGATCACACCAAAAGCATTTACTCGACCAGCTTCAGCTTTCGCTTCTACACCTATAACTTTTGCGACTGCATCAATATGCACACCGATAAAAGGCATAGGTCTAAAGTTACCACCAGCCATAATAGGTGCTGGCTGTGGCTGTGGCTCATTACCTGTAGCAGTTACTGTGCCAGCTGATCCAGTAGAAGATGCACCATTTACACTACCTGTAGCGTTACCTACACTAGATATAGTGCTTACTGATCCTGTGGCTGATACGCCAGATACTTCTGCCTTAGAGTTTCCAGATGCTGCTACTGATCCTACAGCTGATGTGGATTGAGCACCTGATACCGCAACACTTGAACCAGCATAAACTGGCAGAATTGCGACAGATCCGCTACCTTGAACGCCTGTGACTGTGGCTTTTGCTTCACCGCTTGCAGATATAGTGGCTACAGAGCTATTAGCCGATACTCCAGTTACTGTGGCTGTGGCATTTAAAACGCCAGCATCATCGAAATCGCCATAGGCATCATCGAATAAACCAGTAACTGAATCAAATAAAATCATGCGATTCTGATCAAGGCTGATGCACCAGCAGCTGGTAGATCTACTGTAAATGTGCCATTGGTGCTGGTGATATTGCCACCGAAATCATAACAAGCGACAGCTTTATTAGATTTAGATGAGTTATAGACTAAGCATCCACGAGCTGTGATCGTGGCATTGGCAATCGCTGGATCTGAGAAAGTAACATAAGCTGTGCCACTACTTAGACCGCTAGTGAATCCTGTCAATGTAACGCCACCAGCTGTATATCCTGTGCCTTCTACTTCATTAGTAGCTGAATAAGCAGTAGTAGCAGCACTTAGGCTGGCTGCATCTGTGTAAAGAGCTAGTTTATAAGTATCAGATGATGAGTGAACACCCTCTAAAACCTCTTGCTTGTAGCTATTGCATAGCGTAGTAGTGATAGCCATTCTTATTCCTCGATAGATTCAGCACCGATTACAGCACCATTCGCACCACGAACTAATGTGATTTTTCTGCTGCGAGTGGGCTTATCATCTTGTTTTAAGTTCAAATTTAGCTCAATAGGATCGCTTTTGATCACAAATTCTGGATTTAAATTGATCACTTGCTCAGTTCTAGCCTGTGCTGGCTCTTGAACTTGTTCTTCTTGTGGGTTTACCACCTGTGGATTAGCTGGCAGCTTCGCACCGAATGGCTCGAAAGCAAAACTAATGCCGAACTGTTTTGCCATCTCTTTTTCGCGAGAGATCTGGTCGAAAGTTTCTTCGATATCACGCCCATATTGATTAGCCACATCTTGCATAGACAAGATGCCATTTTCTAGACCGACCACAGCTGCGTTAATTTCTTTTAGCGGATCGACCCAGTTAAATCCTCTAGGTCTGAATGAAGTCGCATCTGCGAACTTATCAAATCTAGTAATCGGCAGATTGATCGATGCCTTTGTCATAGCCATAGTTAGCCATTCTCTGAAAATAGGCTCTACAAAGTGCTGAATCATAAACTGCTGTAATGTTTTGTAATGATCTCGATCTTCTAAAGTGCCTTGACGAATAGAAGAATAAGATACGCCTTCTAGATCGTTAGATAGAGAATTATATGAAACCCCTAGACCTGATGCGATACCACGCAAAATAGCTTTTTCGAAATCAGCGAAAGCAGTAGGTGGATGTGTAGGATCGAAAGCCTTGAAATCTACGCCTTTAGGCAGCTGGTGGAAAGTAGCTGGTGCAGCTTCCATGATCGGCACATACTCATCTTCCATGCTATCACCAGTAAAACCATCACCTTCTGGGCTAGTAAAGAATCCCATCTTAGATGCACCTACACGAGCAGCCACTAATTCTGCTTCACGATAACCAGCGAGCATCTTTAGAGAGCTGATCGCAGTAGCCATCATTGGCACACCACGAGATTGACCAGCTCGTTCTGTCATAAAAATGTGCATGATGTCATCTGCTGGCACACGAATACGCTGAGTATTCATAGCTGTAGCATATTGCAGATCATAAGGATGAGCATTTAGGATGTGATAAGCAATAGGTCTGCCATACTTATCGATCTCTACGCCCATGCGAATCTGTGCACCATCTGGCAGAGTAGTAGTGTATTTGTCATCGAGTAGATCTGGCTCGATAAACTGTAGTGCGAAACCATCTTTATTAGCGTAATTTCTTACCTTCTTGATGATCACTTCACCATCACGAGCTAGGCACTCGATAAACATACGCTGTGCATCAAGCCATGACATTTTTCCATCTACTGTGCAATTACCTAGCTTACCCCAGCTATACCAGCCAGCTTCAACAATAGAATTTCCAATGTTATCGAAGCCACCAGCGTTAGATAGTCTGGCTTTTACTTGGATATTTACGCCAGTTTCACCGACCACATTAGACTTTAAAAGGCTAATAAATCGTTTTGCATACTCGTTATTTCTGGCTAGATCTCGACAGCGATTTCTTAAAGTTACTATCGCTGGACTAATCTCAGCATCTGGTGATTTAGAAGAAGTTACAAAGTCTGAAAATAATCGACCTGTATTCGCACCAGCATAATTACGCTTAGTGACAGTTTTAGTAGCTTTACGCTTAAATAAATCTAGGATAGCCATTAGTTAGTAAACCTTACTTTAACAGTTGCACCAGTAGCCTTACCTCTACGAATTCTTTCTTCTCTTAACTCTTTATTGTATTCAGCTTTATAGTAATCACGAGCTTCTACAAGTTCTGCGAAAGACATCTTAGTAAGTGAACGACCAGCTACAGAATAGTTAGCCACATCAGCATCGGCTTTACCTTGTAAAAGGCTTTCGATCTTATCGACCATGATCTCTGCATGGCTTCTAGGATCTGCACCATTTATATCTAGATCAGCGATAGCTTCGAAGTAGCCACGATCTACTACGATCCGTTCATTATCGGATTTACGCTTAATTTCAGCTTGCCAATGATAAAAACCAGCTACGAAATCATCTGAAGTAGTGCTAAGAACTGTAGCAGTAAAAATGCCATTAACTGATGTGCAAGTTACTTGCACTTCTGTGCTACCACCGCCAGTAATACGAGCTACATAGTTTAAATCGTATAGCGTAGGATCATAGACAGCCGATAGATCTGCTCTCTGCCATTGAATAAAATCACCTACGACTACCTTTTCTGGTTCGGTCTGTAG